GTTGAACTCGTCAGGCAAGGCAGTTGAATGTGCGGCGGTCACTGACAAACCAGTGGGAGTTCTTCAGAACAACCCAACTTCAGGACAGGCGGCAGAGATTGTCGTTGTTGGTCTTACCAAAGTGTCAGCCAATGCCGCTTTAGCAATTGGCGACCTAATTGGTACGAGCAGTGACGGTCAAGCCGCCGCTTATGTTGCTGGAACTGACACAACAAAATATGTTGTTGGTCAAGCAATGGTCACATCAGGTGGAGCAGACGAAATCACTACTATCATGGTCAACTGTGCATCTCTGCACCGTGGCGCTTAATTTTCAAGAAAGAAAACGGAGAAAATAAATCATGGCACAGCCAACAAGCAATGATGTTCATGTTGATGCAATCCTCACGAACATTTCGGTTGCATACATCCAAGAACAATCGGCATATATTGCCAGTCAGGTCTTCCCTATCATTCCAGTAGAGAAGCAGTCAGACAAGTATTTCACCTATGCAAAGGGTGACTGGTTCCGTGACGAGGCTCAACTTCGTGCGCCAGCAACCGAGTCGGCAGGTTCGGGTTACACGCTTGCAACTGCAAGTTACAACACTCAGGTCTATGCCTTCCACAAGGATGTTGATGACCAAGTTCGTGCGAACGCTGACACTCCATTGAATCCTGACCGTGATGCCACGACTTTCGTGACACAGCGTATGCTTATGCGCCAAGAGGTTCAGTGGACTACTGACTTCTTCGCATCGGGTATTTGGGCAACCGATACAACGCCAACAAACTTGTGGAGTGACTACACTTCATCTGACCCAATTGGCGATGTTGAGACTGGTAAGGCTTCCATGCTTAACAGCACTGGCTACCTGCCTAACACGCTCGTCTTGGGATACGATGTATTCCGTCAACTTCGTCACCACCCTGACATTGTTGACCGTGTTAAGTACACGAGTGCAGAGAATGTCACTGAAGACATCCTTGCTCGTTTCTTCGGTGTTGACCGAATCATGGTTGCTCGTGCAATCCGCAACACTGGCTTGGAAGGTGCGGCTAACTCGTTTAGCAACATCGCTGGCAAAAATGCGGCGCTGTACTATGTTGCTCCAACCCCTGGCCTGTTGACCCCTTCTGCTGGTTACACTTTCGCATGGCGTGGTGTCTCTGACGGTATGGGTGCAAACATTGGAATTACCCGATTCCGTATGCCTGAACTTCGTGCAGACCGCATTGAGGCTCAAATGGGCTGGGATAACAAGGTGATTGCAAGCGACCTCGGTTACTTCTTCGCTTCTTGCGTAGCCTGATTCTAAGTTCCTGAAAGGAGCAAAAGAAAATGAATCTTTTTTCTAAAGGCAATGGCTTGATGGGTTCGTTGCGAGTTAACGGCGTAATTGCTGGTAACACGCACACGGAAAAGACAACCGTTAGTACTCTTACTGATGCGGCAGAAACTTTGACAGCCGCACAGGTTGTAACCAATGGTGGATTGCTTGTTGGTACTCCAACTGCTTCACGGGCTAAGACAATTCCAACTGGAACTCTTACTTGTGCGGCGTTGAAGGGATACAAAGTCGGTGACACTTTTGATGTGGCAGTAATTAACCTTGCTTCCGCAACTCACCCACTTGTTATCACTGCTGGTACTGACGCAACTATCGTTGGCTCGGCTACTGTTGCCGCCGCTACAAGTGCCGCTTTCAAGGTTCGTGTATCAGCCACTAACACAGTTGTTTGGTACAGAGTCTCATAACTACTAAGAGAAAGTGTCCATCGTGACCGTCAAAGACCCTCTAATAGAATCAGTTACGCCTAAAACTAAATGGGTGGTTGTATTACGCCCGTTTGATGGTAGTGGTATTCGCTACGAACGAGGTCAAGTAGTGGATTCAACTGGTTGGGTTCATACAACAACTCTTGTTAATCGCCGTTATGTTGCCCCACTTCCGTATGGTGCAGATGTTCCTGAAGAAGAGGTGCAGAAAGATGGTACGGTTCGCCGTTTCATTCAAGACGCTTCTAAGGAACAAGATGTGATGCCAAAAGCAAAAACATCTCGTA